ATGTTCGACTCTATTATGGGCTCAGACCTGCTGTCTAAGCGAGCACAAGTAATCGCTGTGCTGTTTACGGCATTCGCTGGAGGCGGAGTTGCTCCGCTTTTAGCAGTGTTTTTAGCAGTCTGCCTTTCTTATGTTTTGCATAGATAGCGTAAAAAGCCCGCCCGGCGTAAGCCGGGCACCCTTCCTAGCATCAAATAATATAACCATCAGCTATGCTATTGAATTAAAAGGTGATGACTGGCATGGGGAAGTGCCTTTTTTTATTAAAATTTATACGGATGTTTATACATCGTGAAGTGAACAAATAAAAAAGCACCAGAGCATAGTAGTGCTTTTACGTGTAGTAAAGCGATCATATCATTCGAGTAGCGAACGCAACTCTGCCTGCATATTCTCTGAAAGGTATCCAGGATGTTTCACCTGAACACGTCCACCTGCAGCAACCTTATCAGCCCAATCTGCCATTTTTTTCGTGAATTCTGCATTCCAACCATTTTGAGTACCAAAACCCTGAATATCACCCCTGCTGATTGGTTGACCGAGCTCTTTAAGGAATTTAAATAATTCTTTTGCGCGACCTTCATCTACAGGATGCGGCGCGGATGAAGAGGTGTTCATGCTTTCAAGGTAATCAAGGGCTTTATCAATGATTGCTGACATGGGATTTTCCTTATCTGATTAATTGCTTCAGCCTGAGACTAACAAAAATCGAACGGAAAAGCGCCCGTTTGCCTGCAAGTTGAGACCTCAACGTCATTAGTGAGGAACTACTTTGTGCCGAGTAAACGAGTCAGATAAAAGCATGCAATGTCTTCACTATGACGCCGGCTGGGTAGAACTCTCGCTAATGATGTGTGTTATACGCTGGTCACGTCCGACCAACTCGTACCAGTCTTTCTTCATTACTGCGGCCAATACCCATGCAGAGCATAAGTGCCTCAGATACCCTGAAATGCAGCCAACCTCTGTTTGTGGCTGTCGCTAATGTCGAATGTAAAATCCTCATGCTCAGCCAGGAATGTGCCGAACGCCATTAGCGCGGACACTGCCGGATCTATCTTGTTGGAGGATTTCTTTTTGTTGGGCTTGATATTGGCATTGGCGTCAGACTCCATAACGACATTATCAATAGCCCTGACCAGTATCGGATCGCCGCGATAGCACACTACCTTGCGGTTAACGGACACCTCTAAGGATTTTACGATCGAACTAAACCTAAGATAGGTTTGCGTGAATGGCTCAATATCAAGGCCCGCGCACTGTTCACAAAGTCGCTTTCTTCGGTAGCGTTGAAGATGTCGGTGATTTCAGAGGACAGCCCCCAGAATATCCACTTCGGAGAAGTTGAGAATCTCCTGAGTCGTTTTCAGTGTGCCACTACACAGGTAGGCGTAGATCGGGTTGAGCTCAATATCAGCGCGCGCCATCTTCAGTATGCTGGTTTCGGTACGTGCTTCACCTTCGGAGCCACGCTTAACGGTAGTGCCACCCACTGACACCAGTTTTTGGTATTAGTTGGTTTTAGTGGTCTTCACCGTGGAGATCGAGCGCATTACGCTTTCATCCTGCAGCTGGCGCTTGATCTCTTTGTCCACGGTATAACCGCCCTCAGCCGGAACCAGCGTACTGAGGGAACGGGTATCACCCGTCATGATGTAATGACGCAGCTCATCGTTGCTCACGCTTTTACCTTCAACAGACGTGCCAGGCAGATTGCACTGATCTTCGGCAATGACTTCGATGCGGTAATTTCTATTTCGAGCGCATCAGCCCGGGCGCGGAATTAGTCGAACTGCTTACCCTCTTCATCGTTCAGGCTGCGCTTTTCGCTGACGGCTTTTTCCAACTTGGATCGAATATGGCTTTTAAGTGCGGCTTTCTGCTGGCGTAATTCGAATAATCTCTTTATGGAGTGGTTTTCGTAACAATTAACGTTGAGACGTGAAACTGGCAGGAGAGGATTTCCCCTGAAAAGAAATCGTCACAGAACGGGAAAACCAAGTGGACAGTGGCGACTCACGTCTGAGTGCCACTCTTTAAGATATACATGAAAAAATTAAAGAACCCCCTACTTGAAGAAAGAGTATTACTAGGTAGAATCAAGTATAAGAAATTTACACTTTTTCATTTTCATAATGTTGCAAAGGTATGTGCATAGGAAGTGAGCGGTGGAGATTATCTCAAAAGTTATAGGGTTATAAATGATTTTGTACTGCAAATCGATTCAATAGGAGCCGGCATGGAATTCAAAGCACATCCCTTATCCGTAGATAATTTATTTTCCTTAAGAAAACAATACTATGTATCAAGAAATCAGAGGGAGTTTTCGTGGGTTGAAGAACAATTACAAGAGTTTTGGTTTGATATCCTATCAAATATAAAATTAATAGACGATAAGTTTGAACACCAAGAATACTTCCTCGGCACAATCGTTTTGGCTGGCAATGAAGATGGTTTTAGACTGAGTATTGTTGATGGACAGCAACGCTTAACTATAATAACCATCTTGATTTGCGCCATTTGCCAAAGACTTAAAGAGCTAGACAATGAAAGCATTGGAAAAAGCTTCTATGATAACTATATTGAAGGTGTGAGCATAGATGAGGGGGATGATAATGAAGAGTCAGATAAATATTTCAAACTTGACAGACAATCAGATAGTGATTTTTTTAAATTAGCCATCCAGTTTTATAATAAGACAACTGAGAATACAAACAATTTAGAAGATGAGCTTTTAAAACAAGCATTTAATTACTTTTACGAAAAATTAACATCTATTGAAACAATAGTAGAAAAGCTTGAAGTACAACCAGAAAAAGTAGACAGCCAGGCAACTGTAAAATTCATTAGAGCAGTTGCAAAACAATTAACAACAAAAATAAAAATAATAAGGGTAATTGTTGACAACGAAGACGATGCTTATGTTATATTTGAAATCCTTAATGCAAGAGGTATGGATCTAGACTCTGCTGATTTAATCAAAAATAAAATATTTAGCGATATGAGAAAATCTCACCCTGTTGACTATGCAGAGAAAGGGTGGAATAAAATGATCAATGAGTTTTCAGACAGAAATAAAAATTTCAAACTAACAAATTATATCAGACATTGGTGGAGTGGTCATTACGCTGTAGTTAGTGAGGGCTCTCTATATAAATCATTCAAACAAAAAATAATCGAAGGAGAAATAAATAGCGAAAGTTTCCTTACTAAAATCAGCAATGATGCAAGTGTATACGCAAAATTTTAGACCCCAGATTTGATGATTGGCGTGAACAGCACGCAAAACAGATTTATTATAGCTTGTTATCTCTCAAGATATTTAATGTTAGCATCTGCCGGCCTTTCTTATTATCATTATTCGAAGCATTTAGCAGTAAAAAGATTAGGTACAATGAATTATCAAGCACTCTAAAAATGATTGAGAAATTTCATTTTCTCTTTAACGCGATTGGCTCACAGCGGCCATCAGGTGTTGAGAATACATACTCATTTGCTGCAAGAAGATTATTAGAGGCGAAAGATAAACATGGGGCAAGAGCTGTCCTGCTAGAATTAAAAGAAAAACTAATAAATCGTGTACCACCAGAATCAACGTTTGTGCAAAAATTTAAAGAAATAAAATACACCAAGAAAAAAACCACTAACAGAAGGTTGATACAATATATTTACGCTACCATTGAAAGAAATATTCGAGGGAATGACGAGGTAGTTCCTTTAGATATTACGCTTGAACATATAACTCCTCAGGCGTCAGGTCTTCATTATATCGGCATGGTAGGGAACTTACTTCCATTAGGATCTAACGGGAATTTACAAGCCAAAACATCAGATTTCACCAGGAAAATTGAAATTTATAACAAGAGTAATTTCATCTATACAAAAAACTTTTGCGATGAGAATAAGAATGTTGATACTTGGGATGAGGAAAAAATAAATAACAAGACAGAAGAAATAGCCTTACTTGCTTATAATACCGTTTGGAAAATATAGCTATCATTTATAAGGGCTCCGAAGAGCCCTTATAAACCACCATTGATCCACTTGCTAATATTTCCATCATCTTCCCAATTCCATATACACTTATCTCCCTTGAGGCTAGTACCGACAAGGGTTACAGCGTTTTTTCCCAATTCGCCCTTGTATATGCTCGTAAAGTGGGGAATTTAGGTACAAATTCCCCCTGACCCTACCCCAAAATTCTGCTCCATTCAGAAACAGAATTCTGGCATGATCAACACTCTCCTGAACGAGGGTGGTGCCGATGAAAAAGTCACGATTCCCCGAAGAGCCGATTGTCTTTGCCCTGAAACAGGCCGAACTGGGTACACCGTTGAGGATGCCCGTTGTAAGGATGCTATGCATAACCTAATGAAAAATTGTCCTCACAACCCAGATAAAAAAATAAATAAATTACTGATTCCATTACCTTCAGATTGGGAACCATAATCGCTTTCTTGCAAACTCAAACCTGATATTTTGGTCCGTTTGATGTATTGTGTGGTTCGTGAAACCAAAAAAACACCGCCAGAATTTTTCGTGGAAATGATAGTCTGCCTATGTAGCTTATAGACCTTTACAGCAAATTTTGATTTTTTTTCAAATCACCATTGATAATTTAATTTTCTAGTTTCATACCCACTTACTATATCTTATATAAAAATAAGCAACGATACCAACCCAAGCAACCACAAACCCCATTGGGTAAAATGGAACAAATCGCACAGTAAAATAAGCGCCAACAACACTGGCTATAATCGGTACAAGATAGAAAAAAGATTGCAGTAACCATACAACGAAAAGCTTCATTTACTCACAACTCCATCAAAGCCTAAGCTATTTTATCAAACTTGTAATGGCCACATTAAAAACTTCATAATAGCGAAATTTAGCTTTTTTTCATTTATCACACATATAATTAACTCAACATTTCACGCACAAATTTATCCCTTCGGCTCAATTCCCCTTGCCTTTAACGCCTCCCTCGCCAGGTTCTTCAACCAGTTTGCCAGACTAATTCCTTCTTCAGTTGCAACCTCATTGAGCTGTTTTTTCAAGGCGGGATCAATGCGCATTTGAAATTGTGGGGACTTGCCTCCACCTTTTGGTTTTTTTTCACGCATTATTATTGACATGTATTGACCTATTCCCTCATTTTAAGTCCTGCAAAAGACCACACTATCATGAGGTCTTTTATGAGAGCAACGCCCCGGCAGTGATGCAACACATACCGGAGCGTCTGACCACAACGTTCAGCTTTAAGGAAACAACGCTATGGCTAATACCGATAGTAACACAACCGCCCATCATCAAATCGTGGACATTCAGCCAGTTATCGAATCTGCGATCTCAAACCTTTTGAAAACGCCGCTCGGCACCACGCACGATCTCTTTCAGGTGCTGGATACGTGCGTGCGCTATGTCGATGCCTTGGTTGAATGTAATGATATTGCAGATCGCATGGCGCTGTGCGGTCGTCTGCTCGCTGCACTGGAAGTCTTGAAAGTTCTGTTAGACAAGCCACTGCCAGAACACCTGATTAAACGCCTCACGCTGGAGAAAGGTGATGACAGAGCCTGTCGCACCAGGGATTCGATAGACTCAGAAGAGATGCGGCAATATTGCAGCGCGTTAACGTTAGTATTACTGAATCAGCAGGCCCCGGCAGACTTACAAAAACATATCACCGGCTTGTTATTCCAGATGGTTAACATCATGACTGATGACTTAACCGCGCCGCGCTTTGTGCGAACAGAGTCGGGGCTGGTGATGATTGAGAGCAAATTTACACATATCGTTCACTGATTTTGAACCCTTCCCTTCTTCCGCAGGGAAGAAGGGAATTCGCATGCAAAATCTAAAATCTCACTGTGGGCTCACTCTCAGTGCCAAAATGCTTTATAACCCTGAGTTTTCTTCTGCCGAAAATACCGCCACGATTCATCTCAATTCACTGGACATATATTTTGTCGTGCTGACACTCCTGAAATCTTTTCATTCCCGCACAGTTATTGCCACTGTCCCCCAAGGGCCCGTGCCCTCCCCGCCGTACAGTTATTAACAGAACTCCCAGAGGGCGCTGTCGCCCCCTTAAACGTCAACGGCGCGCTGGCCTTCAGCCACGTCTGTCAGCCATCCCACCCAACCCGCATCCATAAAAAAACCCGCTTTCGCGGGTTGGGCTTACAGCAGCTGCGGTGACGGGTTATCGCTCCCTTTCGCCATCACCGGCACCGTATTGATCTGCGCCGGTTCGACGATAATCCCGGATACGCTCTCCAGGGTTTTAAAGGTACAGCTGCAGTTAATGTTCTGGCACTGGTGATAACGTTCTTTCGTCTCTTTCGAAACGTAGCGACTGCTTTTCGTATGGGCGGCGGTCTGACATTTTGGGCAATGCATCATAGTCGTTCTCCTCTCTGGCATAGTGCCACATTAGCCAAAGACTAAACAAAAAGCAACTTAAATTAGACTAAATCTAACCAGCCTGTTTTTCCACTAAGACGTAATCCACGTTTTTAATCATCAGCTCCAGGTTCAACTGGGTGGTAAATCCACTTTTATCGAGGGTATGCACGATATTAGTAATCAGCCATTTTTGATTATCGATGACCGATTTAAAGCCCTGGGCTTTGACCGGTGTTTCAGGAATCAGCTCAGCAGCACCCAGCGCGAGTAGGATCTTCAACGTAGCCCGGTTACGTTGCAGTTCCTGCCACTTCGCTTTAGCCGCCTCCTCTGCTTCCCCCTGGCTACTGAAGTGCGTATTCAGTACGAACAGCTTCTTATTGCTGCCAAAAACATAGGTTTTTCCCGGATCTTGTTGCCCGATAGTGGGGATATTTTTGGCCGCCGGATGGACAAGGTTCACCGCCGGTGTTGCTGGCGGTATCGTGTTGACGGTTACCCCTTGCTGCTGCGCTTTTTTCTGATCGTACCATTTTGCTTCAACGCCACTGTAATCGTCGCGCTTAAACAATTTGTACTCATATTTATCGCCATCCTGTCGGTTCAGATTCAGGAGTGGAATCGGCTTTCCGCTCGCTGTCACGCCATGCCCGGGGGCAAAGAACAGCAGCGTCTTATCTTTTATCGCCGCCACAGCGCCAACCAGCATAGCCAGCCGGGTAATGAACGTGCCGTCCGTTTCCTGCGTCTGATCGATATGCTTAATCTTTTTTTTGGCTATCTCCGGCCGCACGTCGGAGGTAAGTCCGTTACGTTTCGCGATTTTCTCCACAGCCTCGCCAACCGTCATGTCCGGATATGAATCAGTGATTTTAACATCGAGCGAACCGCTAAAATCGGCGCTTCGGGCGACCACCGTTATCGTGTCCGGCGCGCCCTGGTAGGTGACCTGATCAATGATGTAGGAGCCTTTATTTGCAAGCGGCTGCCCCTTCCAGCCTATCTCTAAGACCACTTTCGCGCCAAAGGGCGGCATGACCAACTGGCCGTCACTGTCGTCCAGCACCAGGTCCAGCTGATCGACCTCCAGGCCACGGTTATCCGTCAACTTCAGAGAAATCAGCCGTGGGCGAATATCTTCCGTTTTATCCTTCGTCTCAATTTGGATATTAAAGTCCGGCGTAGGCGCAACGCGCAGGGGCACGGGAATCGGGACGATATCGCTCATCTCAGCGCCCTCCGTTCAGCGCAGAGGTGGCGCTGTTGATGACAGAGCCGACCCGTTGCGCTGCGTCGCTGGCCCGGTTTTGCAATTCTTCCGCCTGCCTTTTTAAGTCCCCGAACATACTGGTTAGTGAATCGTCTACCCGCAGCAGGTTGAGGGTAAAGCCTATCTTGCGCGCGCTGCCGTCGCTGTAGAATTCGGTATGCGTGGCCGAGAAATCCGTCACAACAAACATGCCGTAAATAATGCCATTGCCGCCAATCAGCGGCCACGCCAGCCCTTCATCGGCCATGGTCTTCAGCGCCAGCAGCGTGACATTGCCGCCGGTGATTTCAGGCCGGAGTTCGCCAGACAGCTTGATTTTATCGTCGCCGCCGCCCAAAAACTGAGTCGACTCACGGCGGCCCACGCGGCTGTTTTTCGCCCAGCGATAGGTAATGTCATGCTGCAAATTGTCGAAGAGCAGGGTTTGCCGTACAAACGGCATCATGCCTAATATCATCATCATGGTTTATTAATCCAGACTAAACATGGAGTTATAGCTGCGATCAGCCGTGGACCACGGCGATACCGTGGAAGCCTGCGCGACGGCCAGTCCAATCGCCTGTGGGTCGCCCGTCACATTGATGTTGTTGGTGACCGTGTGCTGCCGGTTATCCACGTTTGAATTGTTAACCGAGGGCAAAGGCTGATTGAGCGTGCTGTTCAGGCTGGCGCGCGATGCGGCCGGACGGGCATCCGCGTTATCCTCATCCTCGTCGTCCTGTTCGCGCATTTTGGGCGGAGGCAGCTTGTCTTTCACCTTGTCAGATTTCTCATCGATGATGCCAAGCTTGCCGAGCACCCAGTCAATGCCGCCCCGCAGCTGATTCAGGGCCTCACCGGGTAATTTGAGTGCCGTCGCCAGCATATTGCCGAAGCGCTGTCCCATCTCCCCTGCCGAGGCCAGTTCCTGTTGAGAAAACTTCACCGGTTCCAGCAGCTTTGAGAACCAGGAGCCCAGCTCAGAGACTTTGTTGCTGAACCAGTCAAATACCGGCTTCAGCGGCGCGAACGCGTCACTTATTGGCCCCATCGCCGCACTGAAGCCCTGAGCAATGCCGCTGATAAAGGCGCTGATCGGTTCCCAGTACTGATAAACCAGCATCGCGCCCGCCGCGATAGCCGCGCCAAGCAGCACAACCGGCAGCGTAATTGCGCCCAGCGTCGCCGTAATCGCGCCACCGATGATGGCAAACGCACCGCCCAGCAGTTCAGCGCCCGCCATGATGGTGCTCAACCCGCTAATGACCGGCCAGACAATATTCCCCACGCTGGCGAGTGAGTCCACCAACGTCAGTCCACTGGCCGCCAGCGTCAGCAGGCTGTCCGAAAGCTGGGGATTGATATTCATCACGCCGGTCAGAACGGACTGTACGGATAAGCCGTCCTGACTGATGGTTTGCAGATTGGTGTCAACAGAGGCATCTACCGGCTGCTGAGCCGCCGGCGCCTGAGACAGCTGATCCAGGCGCCCACTGGCGGCACCTTTCATGAGCACAGCGGCAGGAGCTGCGCCCTGTTCGCCAAAGATGGCCTGCAGATAGGTTGCCTGCTGGGCTGCATCGATTTTGTTTTTCTCAAACGCCGTCTGCACCTGGCTGAGCACCGTGAAAATCGGCTGACTGTTGCCCTCGCCGTCTGCAGTAACAACATTCAACGCTTTCAGCGCGCTGTCTGCGTTGTCATCAGGTGCCTGCACGTGCGACAACATGGCACCGACGCCTGCGCCCGCAGCGCTGCCCGTCATGCCGTTTTCGGCCAGCACGCCGATCATCGCCGACGCCTGACCGACGCTGACGCCGGCTTGTTTCGCCACCGGGCCGATGCTGGCCATCGCCTTATTCAGCTCAGCGATATCCGGTTGCGCACCGCTGTTGTCCGGATTAACAGACAGGGATGCCGCCTGATCCTTGCCGTTATTCGCATCGGCAGGTGACAGATAATCGATAACCTTGCGGCCCTTCTCGACGAAGTCTTTGGCCTTGTTGCTGGCACCTTGCACGTTATCCGCCAGCGCCATGCCGGCGCGGTAACGATCCCGGGTACGATTGAGCTTATCCTGACGCTGATTCAGCAACCCCATCGACTCGCCCTGCGCATCAAGGGTGGATTGGGTCCGCTCTGTTTGTTGGTTCAGCTTCTGGCGCTCGCTGCTCAGACGACGCGTGGAAATCCCGGCGTCATTCAGCGACTGGCGCTGATCCTGCACCGACTGGCGCAGCTGAATGTTCTTTTGTTGTAACGCGTTGGCAGACAGGCGCAGTTTCTCCAGCGCCTGTGCTTGTTCAACGGTGGGGTTCTTGGTGTTTTTCAGTTCAATGGCGAGTGCTGCCGCTTCTGCCCGGGTGTTTTTAAGATTTTGTTGGGTCAGCGTCAGTTCTTTTCGGGTATCACGGAACCCTTCAATCTGCGCGGATTTGGCGTTAAGTTCTGCCAGACGGTCTTGCGTTTCCTGGATATCCGCAGACAGCCTTTCTGTTTCTTTACGCACGGCATTGAACGGGCGCGTGGCCCGATCAACCGCCTCCAGCAGCACTTGCAGCTTGAGCGTGTTACTCATCAGAGGTTACTCCACTGCGGATCATCACTTTATGCCGCCAGTCGAGTAACTCTTCCAGCGACATGAGATACATTTCTGAGGGTGGCCAGTGAAAAACGCTGGCAATGTCGGCCATCAGGTCATTGACCGTTAGATCGCGGGGCCAGCTTACCCAGCCGATTTCGCTGACAAAAAACCAATCACCTTGCCGCCCAGGGCAATCAGGTCCACCGGATCGAGCGCGTTGCACTCCGCTTTGGTCAGCGATGGCAGGGTGATACGGGGCAGCACCATTAACAGGGCATCCACATCAGACGAGGCCAGGTCGGCCAGTCGCACGCCACGCAGCGATCCTGCCGTTGGTTTCACCAGCTCAACCTGGCTGATCACCACATCACCACGTGAAATCGGGCTTTCCAGCACCACCAGGTTTTCTTTCAGTTCTGGTTTATCAAGCTGTTCCATTTTTTCTCCATCAGGATAAAGAGGGCCAGCGCAGGACGCGCCGGCCTTTTTTATTACACCAGGCCGAGATTTTTACGACGCTGTTCCAGGCGATCGACGCCATTGACCTTCTCCACCATGTTGACGGTGTCGACTTCGATCAGCTCTTTGCCATTCCAGGTCAGTTTGAAATAGGTGTTTTTACTGGTGACTTTGGTTTCGGCGTTTTCGCCCTGTTTGGCTTCACCGAAATCAAAGGCCTGGTGCTTACCGCGCACTTCGATTTCCACGGCAATTTCTTCGCCGGTGTCATCGCGCTGGTAAGAACCGGTAAAACGCAGCGGTACGTTGGCGGTTGCGCCCCACTGGCTTAACACCAGCTCATCCATCCCGCCCAGCGTCCACTCCATATCGAGTGCGGCATCGTCCAGGCCGTTATCGATGAACGCCGCACCGTTCATACCGCCAGCGCGGTAGGTATCCAGCTTGCGTGACAGCTTCGGCAGCGTCACGGCGGTAACGATGCCCTGGTAGCTGTTTGAATCATTGAAGAGGTTCAACCCCTTAAGTTTACGTGGCAGTGCCATTTATCCGGCTCCTTAGCTGTTTACGGATGCGGCGAAGTTCGCCAGATAGGTGTCGGTGATGCGCTGACGCAGGGTCAGATCTTCCAGCGGCGGCACCGGTGTGTAGTCGTAATCGATAAACAGTTTGCCCGCCTTCAGGGTCTCTTTATCGTTCGCGCTGTCGTCGTACCAGCAGTTTGCGCCCAGCAGATAACCAGCACTGACCAGCTCGCGGAACTTGGCATTGATGCCAGCGATGATTTCGCGCACCAGCACCGGCGTCAGCGGTTTGTCGTTGGCCCACATGTGCGCTTCGGCCATGGTATCGGCCAGCACCTGTGCCGTGCGGGTGTAGTTTTCAAAGGCAAAAAGTGGATCGTCGCTACAGGTCCGGTTGCCCCAGAAACGGAAACCGTCTTTGCGAATCAGCGTGGTCACACACTTTTCGTTCAGCAGATCGGCATCGGTGCCGGTCTGTTGCAGGTCCCAGAAAACGTCTGCGGAGATACCGGTTACGCCATTGACGCCCACGTTAGACAGGGTTTTATGCCAGCCGGTGTCGTTGTCAATTTTGGCGCGCAGGCCCAGTGCACGTGCAGTGGCATAAGCCATTTCAGATTTGTTCGTGGCGGTGTTCCAGGCCATAAAGTCTGGCCAGATCACCATCAGCTCGCGCTGGCTGAAGTTTTCGCGGTACTTCATGGCATCCGAGATGGTTTTGCTGTTCCAGGCAGACACGTAGGCAAAGCCACGCAGCTGCTGGGCAATGCTGGCCAGCGCTGTCGCCACTTCCAGCGAGTCCAGACCTGGGACGCCGAGAATGCGGGGTTTAACACCCAGTTGCGTTTGCGCACTCAGCAGCGCCTTCATGCCGGTGTATTTACCGTTCGCATCCGTCGAGCCAATCAGGTTAGAGGTGGTTTCAGCCTGGCTCGCGCCTTCTGCAACGCGAACCACGACAGTAACCGGCTTCGCCTGGTCAGCAATCGCCTGCAGCGCTGCCGCTAAGGTGCCTTTTGTACCGGCTTTACCGACGGCTGCCTGCACGTTGGTCAGCAGGACAGGTGTGTTAAGAGGAAACGCCGTTGCATCAGCATCTTCTGCGGTGCAGATCATGCCAACAATGGCGGTTGAAACTGTTGAAATGGTGCGTGTACCGTCATTGACTTCGACGACGCGGACACCGTGATGAAAATCAGACATCTGTAGCACTCCGTGTTGAGGGTGTGCTCAGATTGTCAGGTCAGTGGAAAGGATGCATTCGATTGCGGTTTGCTGATCGTTCAGTAAGAAGAACCGCGTAAATGGTGCTGTTTTGGCGCTGGAATATAACGATAAATCGTTTTGGGTGAGACATCTAATACCAGCGCAACCTGATGAAGCGTGGCGCCATTCGCCATCATGCGTTCCGCTCTGGCAACGACTTCCGGTGTCATAATGCGCCGCCGGCCACCAATGCGCCCTTTTTCACGCGCTGCGGTCAGCCCGGCACGCGTTCGCTCGACAATCAATTCGCGCTCCATCTCCGCCAGTGCGCCCATCACATGAAAGAAAAAACGGCCCATCGGTGTGCTGGTATCGATGCTGTCCGTCAGACTACGAAAGTTTACCCCGCGTTCGCGCAGCTCTTCGGTGAGCATGACCAGGTGACGCATGCTGCGACCCAGTCGATCAAGCTTCCACACCACCAAAGTATCGCCCTCTTTTAACGTCCGCAGCGCCCGCTTTAAACCAGGCCGTTCACTGGTCTTGCCGCTGATTTTATCCTCAAAAATCTGTTCACAATTTGCGCTCTGCAGCGCATTCCGTTGCAAATCGGTGTTTTGGTCATTTGTTGACACCCTGACATAGCCAATCAGCATCGTTTTTTCTCCGGTAAAAGGTGAGGAGTTTGCCATTGTGCAGGTGAGGCGGGCCAGGGGTTTGTTTCATCAAAACCTCGGTTTGGGAGATGCCGTAAGGTTGCGCGACTATTCTGCTAATTTTTCCGATAATGGCTGGGTAAGATGGCCTAATGGCCTCATTTACCAATGGGGGATGGGCCCTGTCACTAATGCCACAACACCTACGGCAAAAATTATTTTCCCAATCCCATTTCCAAATGAGCTTATTGAACTCAATTCTCATGACTTTGGAAACCCAGTAGCAACAACAATATTCCAATTCATCGAAACAACTCGACTTGGCTTCACTGCTGCTAATATCTGTACGTTAACGCGTGGTAGCTCGCAAGTGAATGGTATAACTGATAGCACCTGTAAATGGGCTGCATGGGGAAGATAATGAAAAATTACGTTTTTAGTGCAAAGAATAATGCATTTTATCCAATTGTATTACGTTCAGATTATGAAAAAGCTGGCACATGGCCAGAAGATGGGATTGAAGTTGAAGATAATGTATTTGAGCAGTTTAGTGGCCTTGCTCCTGAGGGGATGATCCGTATCGCTGGCAATAACGGATTACCGCTGTGGCAGAATAGTTCTCCTTCTACACCAGAGCAGAAAATTGAAATTGCAAGAAATCAGAAAAGCTTGCTCATTAACACGGCCATTAGCTTTATTAATGACAAGCAGTGGGGAGGTAAATATTCACTTGGAAGATTAAGTGAAGATGAAATAATAAAATACAAGCTCTGGCTTGACTACCTTGATAAATTGGAAGCGGTGGATTTTCAGGAAGGTATCCCTGACATATGGCCTGAGAAGCCAGAATAAAATCAACTCTGAAGTACTTAATTATCTCAAGATGCCGAAATACATAATTAAAGTCTCTTTAGTTCATCAGGAAAGATGGACCTAAAAAACATTAAACTATAGCGCATATCGATTATTTCATGATAATACATCACACCGGTTGCAGGTTGATGTATTATCAATCTTTTCTGGTTTTTATTTAAGTCACAAGCTTCATAATCATTTCACTTTTTCACGTTATAAAATCTACTCATGATTTTTTTCTAAGGCTTAGCGCTGTTTCAGCATGAGGTTTTTATAGGCTAGGATTTATTTCTTCAAAACCTCGGTTTGGGAGAGAAGTTTTCAGGCAGGCTTATTCGTACGATTGTTATGACCACATCTGGCAATTACACACCTGATCCGGAGGCAAAGAAAGTACGTTGCCAATTAGTCGGCGCGGGGGCTAGTGGAAGTAGTCCTGCAACAACAGATGCTTCTTCATATACCGCAGCTGGTGGGGGTGGGGGTGGCGGGGGGTTTGTGGAATTTGAAATTGATCTTATCGTTACAAAAATTACTAACTTACCCGTGACTATAGGATTGGGAGGTGCAAGCGTCACTGGTTCAGTAGGTATTATTGGAGGAACAACCTGGTTCGGAACCAAAATTTATGCATCGGGCGGAAGTACAGGTTCTATTTCCACACGTCCACAAGTTAATTACACCAATGCGGTTAATTCTCTTATGGTCATTCCAGGGGTTCCAGGGATTGGGGAATTCAACGAAACAGAATTGGGTTATAAGCTTTTGCGTAAAGCTAACGGTACTTATGGGGGCTGGGGTTACCTAGGAACACAAGGGCAACTTGGTGGATCAGGTGGTGCAAGTATGCTATCCGGAGAAGTATTCGCCGCGGGTAATAGAGGTTTTGGAAATAATGGGGCTGGTGCAGGTTATGGCGCTGGAGGCAGTGGGACATGTAACTTGTATAATGATCCTTATCCTGAAGTGCTTACTTACTCAGCCAAACCATCAGGCGCAGGTGCCAATGGCGTTGCAATCTTTTATGAGTACTCATAATGAATAAGCAATATGCAGTAATAAAAAATGGTAATTGTGTTGTTGAGAACACTATTGTAGCACCGGCTGATTATCAGATTAATGGTTTTTATTTAGTAGAGTTGAGTGAAAATAATCATGCCCAGCCAGGTGCATTTTACAACTCTGAAAGCGGAAGGTTTTATGGTGATAGAGATTACACGATGGACTATAAAAAATTCACAATAGGATAAGGTTATTTTTAATGATAACTATTTTAAGCGGCATTTCGATAGGGATAAGATAAGTTATAGCGTTATTCTAAATTGATTTATTTAAATTATAGCACTTCGATCTTTGAAAAAACAGCTTGAAAAATTAGGCTAAAGGTAGCGTTTATCGCTACCTTTTTTTTCACAAGCGCTTAATTTTAAAACACTATTGAGGTTTTTTCGGCCAACTAATCTCAGGGGCTGTGGAAACATCCACGACCTTCACAGCAGATTTATAAGCCATCCATGCTGAAAGCTTTGCTTTATCAGTATCGCTAATCTCTCCAAGCAACAATTCAGTTCGCCAGTCAGATATCATTATTTCAACTTCATTCAAAAGTTCTCGACGAAATTTTTCAGCACTTGCTATATCTGCTTCGTGTTGGGCCACCAGATCCAAAATCCAGTTATCCCCATCCCATTTATCATATTGTGAGCCTGGCTTTTTGGGCGTGGTACTTGTTGGATAACCCCCCAATTGTTTCAAAATAAATGGTTTTCCGTTCGTAATATCATAAGCAGTTTCACTCCGATGATCGCTAACGTACTCCCAGGATAAAAGATCTTCAGTCCTACAAACCGCCATCCCATCCTTATTTTTTAAAGGCGCATCGATACACGAATTGGCAGGAATGCCAACGCCTAAAGCCAGATTTTCAATACCGGATGAAAGATACTCACGAGAAACCTCATCGAAATTATAAACTCTGATTTCTCCTGCCTTAGTGGCTATTAATTTTTCATCTAATTCAGCTTGATTCATTATGCAGCCCTTACAATATAATTAAATGCGATATTTCTAGGGCGCATGCTAATCCATACAGAGCCCTCTTTACTGAAAACTACATTACTGGCACTTCCGCTAACACCATTATCCTGGGAAACACTAAAGGTAAGATCTGAATTATTGGGTGCCCGATAAATCCCGTTGGGTGACTCTACGGACTTAGTTACAGAGTCAGCCCCAGAATAGGCCATACCGATATAAACGCCACTACTGTCAACATCACTTCCATTATAATCCATCATGCCTGTCCGAAGATAAGTCGAAATCTGGGCTGCTAACAACTCACGGTTAGAATCAATTCCCCGCCCATCATCCCATCCACGAATAAATTCCCCACGTAAATCCGGTAATTTTAGTGATGGATAGGCCCTTGCCAGAAGCGGGTACTGAGCAGAGGTAATAGCGGCACCATTACATTTTAACCAACCAGTTGGCGGGTTCGCTGACGGCCAGGGAACCGGCACCCCAACCGGCAAAGCGGAGCCTTCTCCCAAACCGAGGTTTTTGAGAACCTCCGCCACCAGCCCCGCATCTTTAATTTCTGCCAGCGCTTTAGCCGTTTGCAGATACTGGCTATGAGGATTGGCCGCATCGACGTGCTTCTTCATCACGTCGTCAGTGTAGGCTTTCACCTCGATGACGTTGTCATCCACATACTGGCGCGTGGCGAGCACAACCGAAGGATCAATCTTCAACGTGACGGCACTGGTGCTGTTCACAATCAGAATCATGCGCACGGTCTGAGTACGGCCACTGCCTTCCTGCAGCTGTGGCTTGTAGGTTTCCGCGCAGTTCGCGACGGCAACCATTACGCCATCGGCGTCATAGAGACCAATCTCGCGAATCCAGAAGCCGCCTTCGCCTTCAGGGATAATCTGTTCAGCGATAATCTGGCTGCTGTTCGCGGCATCCACCTTCAGTGAATTCAGCGCAGCACGGCGTTTTTCGCCAACCAGTTTGGTCTGCGCAGGGTCCGGCGTTGGCAAAGTGCCGCCGCCATCACCCACCGCCATTTGGGTAATCTGCAGTTGGGTACCCAGGGCTGCGGCATTGGCCAGCTTTGCCGCGCCCTGATTGGTCAGTAGGGCAAAATATTTCGTTGTCATGCTCTCACTTCCGTCAGGTCAATAAGATGGACCGCTGCGCCGGTGTAACCGGAACCGCCTGCGGTGATAACTTCAGGTGTATAGGGATAAACGGTTAACTCGTCGCCGCTGTAGCTGGCAACCGCTACGGGTACAGTCCCCGTAGAATCCAGATTGATGGACAGGCCAATCAAATGACGACTGACCGGTTTGGCATCAGCAATCAGCCGTTCCAGCTCGTTGTACATCGCTTCGGTAATGCCGTTGTCCAGCACGCCGACATCAATGCGAAAGGTGCCGGGCGCTTCATTGGTTTGCCACCATTCTTTAATGCGAATCAGATAGCCAAGCGGCTCCACCACACGGCGCAAAGAGCCAATGGTCCCTTTGTGTTTATGGATGTATTCCGATGCAGCCACCACGCTGCGTTTGGTACTTTCGCTCCAGCCTGAATCCCAACGATCCACTGACCAGGCCCATGCCAGATAAGGCAGTAGCTCTACCGGGCAGGTCTGTGCATTCCATAATCTGCGCAGCGGAACCGGGATGGACTCCAGCGCTGCACAGGCTTCAGCCGCGGCAACTTCCAGGGCTGATGAACCCGTTGGCAGCAGGCGTTTACTCATCGGACCCTCCTACCGTGATCTGGTAGCCGGTGCAGAACGCGGCCTGGGTTTTATCCAGCACCACATCGGCCACCGGCTGCGCCAGTTCGACGCGCTGCACGCCTTCAACATGCAGCGCGGCATACAGCGCAGACTTGCGAATATCGCGCCCTAAACGTGCCTGGGTGTTCACGAACGCCTGCAGTTTTGCCTCTGAAGCGGCACGAATAGGTTCGGCTTCTGGCCCCGGATAGAGGTACAGCGTGGCCTCAACGCGGTAATCCACAATCTGTGCCGACTGCACGGTGACCCGATCGGCAACCGGACGAACATCTTCCTCATTCAGCGCGGCATCCACGATCGCCAGCAGGTCCGTGCCCGCCGTGCCATTACCTTCGCGGGACAGCACCGTAACGGTGACGCTGGCCGGGGAGGGACTGATAGCAGAAGCATCCGCCACGCGCCCGTCAGCGCTGCGTGCATGAAATTCATAGGCACCCGATGGGCCCGCGACGCTCAGCCCTTCAAACGCGGCGGCAATGCGGGCGCGAAAATCTTCATCCCGCTCCATCACCGCCTCCACAGGCGGCGTAACTGTGTTATCTGCCGGCGTCAGTACCAGGCGAAGTACGCCGTTGTTGGCACCCAACTGGTCCAGATCGCTGCCACTGGCCCAGGCAACCATCACCGCCTTGGCCGCTTCGTTAACGCGCTGGCGCAGGATGATCTCCCGGTAAGCATTCTCCTGCAGGAGTTTCACCAGCGGGTCGGACTCCAGCGCCAGCACCCGGGCAACCGACGCCTGCTCATCTGCAGGGTAGAGCGAAATCAAGGTGGCTTTGCGTTCGGCAAGCAGCGTTTCATAGTCCAGCGTTTCCACCACGGTTGGCGCAGGCAGCTGGCTCAGATCGATAGTAGGCATGATTCAACTCACAGGGACGGTTAACGAAAAATCCTGCGCGGTGTCCGCACGGTTGCCGGTGATTTCCACCACCATTCCGCCGTCAAACGCAGATTCAAAATTAATGGCAGTCAGGCTGATGCGCGGCTCCCACTGCAGAATCGCCATATAACAGGCCGACATGATTTGCAGGCGCAACCGGTCGTTCTGCGGCTGGTCGATCAGCGCCGACAGCAGTGAACCGTAGTTACGGCGCATCACCCGCGATCCCAGCGGCGTCGTCAGAATGTCACGCACAGACTGGCGGACATGTTCAAGTTCAACCAGCGTCATGCCCGTTTCGCGGCTCATGCCGGTGTAGCGTGCTGTCGTCATAATGGCGCTCCTGTGGTACCACCGCTGTCGCCCGGATGTTGATGCGTATGCAGCACTTTGCCGTTAGAGGCGAAGCTGCCGCCGCTGTGCGACACATCGCCCTTCATGGTGCCGCCCTGTGTGACTTCCAGCGTGGCGGTTTTAAGTAACGTGGTGCACTCCACCTCTGGCGTATCCAGCAGGATTTTGACGGCCGCTTTAATGGTCGCCGTCTGAATCCCTTCGGCTTTCAGGGTGCCGGTTGCAGGCTCATACTCAATGACTGCGCCATCAGGGAAGGAATAGTGCAGCGCATCTGCCGAGGCCGAGGGTGCCGGGCTGGCGTCAGAGAACACGCCGGGTAACACAAAGCCGCTGTTCAGCTCGCCACCCAGACTCATGATCAACACCTGCTCGCCCACCGAGGGTGCATTCCACGAACGGGTTCTTCCCGCCCGGGCACTCAGCCAGTGCAGCCAGTTGGTGGTGTTGTCTCCGGTTTTTACCCGGCAGGTTCCCTCCTCCAGATTGATGGCGGCGACGGTGCCAATGCGGACCATATTGCGCAGCAAGCGCTTGATTTCTAATATTTGCTCATTCATGGCGTTAGTTTCACGTTGCGAGAGAAAAGCAGCAATTGAATGCCGTTTGCTCAAAGATGACTAAACAGCGCGTCAGCTGATAACGGTTGGCGCTATGACGTCCATTCACTGACCAGCTTGCCTTTGATATAGAGCTGCCAGGGCCGCTCTACATTTTCTGGCAGCGCAGGTTCCGGCAAATGAGTGATGTGTAACGCGTCATTCTGCTGCTCAACCCAGACGCGTTCGGTCAGTTGCAGAGTGATATTCACCCTGTTACGCCCTTCTTCCATCGCATCGAGCGTGAAGGTAAAGCCGGTGCGACGTTTCTCATCAGAAACCATGATGTCGGGCTGATTTTCCCGAAGCCATGTCAGCAGCGGAACCATGATCAGATCGATATCATCGGCGTAGTGCGTAATGGTGACAGCCAGCTGGAAGTGGTATTCAAACGACAGCGAGCTGGCTAAGGTGGAAACCAGGTTTCCGGACTGAATCGCTACATTCAGATTGTCAGGATTTTGCTGTAGCAGCGGAACGCTGTTTATCAGCACCTGGCGTAGTTGGGTCACTTTCAACATCATGCTGCTCCTGGCACGCTTTAATCATCTCTACCTGCAACCCGCATGATGCGAGCGCAGCCTCTAACTGGCGGTTATCCGCCGCCAAATCACCCTGCGTTTGCAGGTTGTTCTCCGGAATGGGGCAACTTGTCACGCGTGGACAACCAGTCCAGATAATCTCGGGCATTGCTGAAGGCGGGACGGCTGTGCAACCGGATAACGTCAGCAGGCAAAGCAGCAGCGCTCCAGGCACGTAAAGCGGGATTGGCATCGGTTTCTCTTCTGATGGTTGTTTCTCGATGGAGCGCCTGCGCGCTGGCCTGGTTTTGTTGCAGACGCAACGCCGCCTCACGTTTTCGGGTGGCTTGCATATCTGCATTGAGCTGAGCCAGTGCGGTGTCCCGCCGGCTAATGTCGGCGGCTAACGTACTGACCCTGTGCTGTGCCTCATCCCGTTGATGAGTCATGACGCTGAGCCGCCAGCCCGTTAACACCAGGGCGCTAAGCAACAGAGCGATCGCCGCTGCAACCAGTCGCATCATGCCGCTCCTTGTAAACACCAGGCCATTTCACGCTGGCGGCGGTTATCCAGGCCCGGGTTGTAAGTCCCTTTGACATACACCCACCGCTTAAGCTGCAGACAGGCGTCGTGCCAGCGCCCGCTGTTGATCAATCCCGCCAGCGTTGAGTTACAGGCCGCGCGGACGCCCACGTTAAAACCAAATGACACCACCGCGTCGTAGACCTGGGGCGGCATTTCACGCGTCATGCACTGGTCGATGCCGCGCTCAACGCGCATGACGTCATACACCAGATTCACGGCGGCCTGGCGCTCGTTCACCACGCTGGTCGGGGTAACGCCCTGCGTATGACCAATCCCGTTGGTCCAGACGCCAGCGCTGCATTGATAAGGCGAGGTGCGGCAGCCTTCTGCATCGGCAATCAGCCTCAGGCCAGCGTCAGAGGTTTTCAGCATCTTGATTTGCGGTACCAACGCGGCCATGGCCAGCACGGCCGCGACCGCACAACGCTTAGCGGTCTGGCTCAAAACTTAACCCCTTTAGGTTGCGCTGTTGTAGCTCGAAGGTTTTGCGACGGTAGTACCAGTTGATAAAAAACGTCGCGACATTGGTGCACATGGTCAAAACGGCGACGCCAGAGCCAACCATAAAGGCGATATCCTGCGGTGTGTGACGACCAAACCACATCAGGACAATCCCGATGAGGTAATTAATCAGAGAACTGATTTTTTCCATTGGCACTAATCCCACAGATTGAGGGTCTCACCGGTGGCCGCCTGAGGCAGCTCCGGTAACACCACCTTGCATCCGTGCGGTAACGTTGGGCCGTTTTCTGCCAGGCCGGGATTGGCGGCATAAACCTGTTCAACCGCCTGTTGCGTGCGTCCGTAGTAACGCCAGCAGATCTCATCGACGGTGTCTTCCTGTCGTGCGTAAATCAGCATTGATTGGCCCCTTATGAGCGTAAAAGCCGTGGTCGAATGGGTGATAAATCAAGCGCATCCGCTGTAGGCGGTGCCGGGCTTCAAAGGCCCGATCGGGTCTGCGAAAACCTGTCTTCAGCATTGAATCGTCAGGCCACAAAACGCCCGATAAATGCCACTACCGGATAACCCGAGCGGTGCCATAAACGTGGGGGATTTGCTCAGCGCGGCCTGTACGGTTTTTCACGCCTGCCGTCGCCAGCACTTGTCAGGAGTAGTGTGTGCTTCGGCAGACGCTTGCTCAACGCAAGGCCGTCCGCTCAAGGCTGGGTGGGCAGGACGTGGAGGGAATGGCTGGATAACCCAGTTGAAAGGCGGAAAAAGGCCGGGATGCGGTGAACACATGAGCGATGACCCGCAACGATCGAATGCGGTCAACAGGCAGAGGAAAGTCTGCCGTGATAAAAGGCAGGGCAAATCGGTAACAAAAAAGCAGAGCGACAGGGAACCGGCGAACGCGAAGAAGGAGCGGCAGCAGTCAATGGATGAGGCAGCGCATAAAGGCAAACGGCCGGGCAAGATGGCTTTTCTGTGGGTGACAGCACTGGGTATGAAAAGGGCGATGCGCGGTGGGACATTCCAGGCCGGCGTGGCGGTTGCCCGCGCCTGAACCCTCTCTTCCGTTGAGATGGCTCAGGCGACGGGCAACCCTGCTGATGTCACAGTGAAAACGTCGCCGTCATTATTTTTTTAAAGGCGTAGCCGAGAAGACAACAGAAAAGTGGTTATCGGAAAGGGTGTAGTTAGCAGCGATTTCGGCGATCAAATTTAACGCTATTTCCCTGTCTCGTTCCCGGCAGGCTCCTTCGCTGGTGAGCCTGGCGATAAGTTCAACGCGTTCAAGCATGACTCGCTCATGTAATTCATTTCCCACAATTCCCTCCCCCAAAATAAACACTGTACATACATACAGTAGCATAGCATTCATTAACTGTGGAAGCGTTTTAAGATAGTTCGTAAAAAATTATATCGTGTTGATAGGAATCAACTTTTATCCGACCACCTGGCAGACAGGTTGGTGCCTGCTCCTGCCAGAAGCGTAAGAAAAATCAATAGATTTTCTTCATTTACCCCGTAATTCTACGGAATTTTCACCCCTCTTTTTTCGTCAGGTCCCGGCTGAGGCAAGATCCTGCACAATGGCTGAACCGCCGGTAAAGCATTGCTTCCGTCACTGAGTAAACGCGTGCTGCTGACAGGTGCAGACGTGGACCGACAGCTTAGCAAGGGGTGCCCTCCTCCTTTTTTCTCTCCACGCCGGTCGTCTGTGCGCGGCGCCTCAGATAACGGGCGACGGAAGAGGCGGTCTGCGGGGTCCGTACAGTTATTAACAGAACTCCAAGACAACAACGCGAAATGCGGTTTTTCGCCGTCCTCTTCTTCAGCACGTTTGGGCACCAGCTTCCAGGTTTTCAGCCGGGTCAAAATGGGTGTGTCGACGCCGACAGCTGTGGCATAGACGCCCTTAATTGACTGGGTTTCCTCACCAAAGGCATTGCAGATCTCGGCGGGCTGATACCAGGTGCGCACCGCAAGCGCATCGCGTTTCACAAAAGGACCGCCCTGTGCATGAATATATTCCGCCCATTGACCGGCGTCAGCCGCATCATGCACCGCCGCAAATTCCACGCTCAGGCCATGCGCGGTGTCACTGTCTGCCAGACGGCGCAGCTCACGATAAACCGTTACGGGCGCGCCACCGATAAACTGAAACTGACGGATGTGCCAGCGCGCCGCCCATGCTGACACCGCCATCGCCGTCTCCTTCAGGGGTTTACCGCTCTCGTTATCCAGCTCGCCGTCCAGCGCATAGCCATCAATATTCTTGGAAACGTATTTGGCAACGTAACCGGTCGCGCTCCCTTTCGCCGGATCGATCGCCTCCACATGAAACCGGGCTTTGCGTGCCTTTGCGCTGGCCAGTTCGTCGTTGTCCTGCTGGCAGGCGTAATGACGCACGATCTCATCTACGCGAGCGACGTGCTCAGGGCGCATAAACATCAGCATGTGCCAGTGAGGCGTGCCATCGTGATGCGGCTCCGCAACGCGCAACCCAAAAATACCGATATTTTCCCGGTGCAGTTTGGCGCGCACTTTCTGCCAGAGCGTGCAGAGATAGCGCTGTGTTTCTGCCGGACTGGCCCCCTGCCATTTATGATTACGGTGGCCGCTCTGTAAGGTGGCGTGATAGCAAGACGGCGCGGTTAAGGTATAGAAGCCGGCCCGGAAGCCCATCTCCTGACAAATCGTTTCGAAGCCCCGGATGCGCGTCATCAGTTCAGCACGGCGAATGGCCGGATTGGCGACGCTGCCGTCATATTTTTCGATCAGGCTGATGCGATTGCCCTCTTCATCTTCAAGATCCATCCCCTGAAGGAAATCACGCGTACGCCGACGCTGCTCGCGCCATTCCGCCACCGCCATCGGGCTGGCGTAAGGCGAGTGCTTTTTGTTGACGTTCGCCAGCGCGATATGCAGGTGTTCACGCCAGAAGGCACTGATTCGACGCAGTTGCCCTTTCCACCATTTTTCCGCCTGCATACGCAGAATGGCCGGGGTCACGTCTTCAGGGCAGAATACGCGGGCGCTGACGGTTTCCCATAACGGCGGCATCTGGCCCAGTTCACGGGTAATCACCGCCGCCGTCATATACAGACGGTGGGTATAGCGGTAATCGGTTTCAGCGCTGGCCTGGGAATGCAGTTGCACCAGTTCGGCATGAATAAAACGGGCGATATCGCCCGCCAGCAAATCGGTGTCGGCACGGGACATATCCGGCAGGCGATTAAACCGTTTCATCAGCTCCCACAACGTGCCCGCGGCTCTGGCGGCGCCTTGCTGGCAGGACAGGCTGCGGGCTAACTGTGCGACAACGCCTGGCCGCATATCATGCAGTTGATAACGTCGGTTCACAGACTCAACGCGTGGCAATGTGCGCTCAACAAAGGTTTTTGCTAAGTAAGCATTGGCCCGGGCTGTGCCCTGCTGCTGTTCCAGACTGGCGAGACGGCGTTTGACGTCCAGTTGCACAATCCGGGCCTGGGCAGCGAGGCTTTTCTGCCCCAGCAGCCACGCCGCTATCTGGCGATTGCGGTGCTGCTGCTGGTCATGGGTAGGATACGGGCTGGCGATTGCCAGCCGCGGGGCGTTCCATGGGTAAGCGAACGACATCATCGTGCATGCCCGAAATGAAGGCGCGTTCTTAACTCGCTGAGTTCCTGACAAGGCAGGCAGCGGGTTACGCCCTGGAGCGCACGACGACGCGCTTCAGGAATAGGCGCATCGCACTCTTCACAGAACGAGGCGCCGATCGCCACAGGACGTTGCGTAACCTGAGCAATATGCTCCGCCAGAATCTCTTCGCTGCGCTGCTGCGCAATATCAATCGCATCCGCCATCAGCGCATCTCTCCTGATTCGTTTTCATAACGTTCAGCCTCAGATCGCAACAGCTCTGCGGCTTCAATGCCGTTTAACGTCTGCCGCGTAATATGCGATGCGATGGCGCTTAACCGCTTAGCCACCGCCAGCGCACAGGCTTTACGCTCGTTATCGAGCAGTTTGTTCAGAGTAAAGTGGCTCACGTTGTTCATTGAATGTGTCTCGCTATTCATCATGTCTCTCTCCAGATTTTGGGCAAAGCGATGCCCGACGGGTTTACGTCATTGAGTGGTGGGTGATTTATTTATTCAGACAGAAAGCAGTCCGCTGTGGAGAACTGACGCGGCAACCTGTTTCCCCAGCGCGCCAGCTTGTTCATCGCAATGATGATGTGCTCACGGCGTGCCTGGTCGAAATACTGGAAGGGCTTGCCAATCTCCTCCCGCCTGAACATGCCCGGACAGTCGCGGTTAGCCAGGGTTAATACGCAAAATTTAAAGTCGTCATGTTGATGATTGAAATAACGAAGCGATGGGTTTCGGTTGTTATCGCGCAGCAACCGCCAGCGCTGACGGAACTCATCAAACGTCATTTTTTCGCCGTGACTGGGGTGATCCGCCGTGAAACCCTCCTGAGCATTCAGAGCGGCAGGTGACTCACTTATGACCTGGACGGTGCGGTTCATAGGCTCCTCCGATAAACGTTGCATCTGCTGTTGATGACAAATCAATGTCATCGACGAGGTGACTGTCGCCTGTGATGGGCGGCGGCTTCGCGCCTGTCTCATCCATCACGTTTGTTAAGCATTAAGCGAAACGACAGCGTTCTGCTCACCGCGATTCATCCCGCTTCTTAAACTGCGCATTTCCGCTGCAACAGCGGCCTGAGCGCGGTTCTTCTGAGTAAAACGCCCTTTTACGCGGCATTCAGCCTGTCCTGACTGCGTTAACCCTGTGTCTCAGTGTGGCGATAAGGTTCTGGCATGATGATTGTAAAAATGAGCCTCATCAGGCAAAATCCTTCGTTATCAGATACAGCCGCACCCTGTCACATCATTCAAAGGCTAACTTAAACCGGAGGATACTTAGACTAAATCTAAGTGTCAATGAAAATGAGCGTTTATACTAATTTCAAATTTCCGAACTCGAGCGCAGAAGCTCTGGATCGCGTCGTCGATGCCTATGGCTTTACCATGAAAATGCAGCTTGCAGATCACCTTGGAATTGCGGCAAGTAGCCTGTCTGCGCGCTATAAACGTGATGTTTTTCCGTCAGATATCGTTTTACAGTGCGTGATGGAAACCGGTGCAGATTTGCAGTGGCTGATTACGGGCAAAGGCTCAAAATTCTCGGAAAGCAAACCTGATACGCCGACGCTGGTTAGAAAAAAGCTAATCAGCGGAAAAATCGAGGAAGCGGGCTATGTGATGCTGGATAAAGCGTTATACGCACCGCTGAAGCAGGAGCCGCGTAATGCTTTTTTACTGTTAGCGGAAACCACCCAATACATCATTGATACCGATTTTGAAGATATGCATGACGGCGTCTGGTTGGTTGAAATTGAAGGGACCGCCAGCGTAAGGACGCTGACGCGCATTCCGGTCAGGAAAGTGCACGTCAGCGGGATAGGCGTGGCATTTGATTGCGGAATTGATGACATCAGGCTTATTGGGCGCGTCGTTCTGACGATTCAGTAA